GCATCGTCACACACAATACAGACACCGTTTTCATCGAGATAGTTTTCGAAAACGTCGCAGATATCGGAGGCGACAGAACGGATATCGGAATTTGCCTTCACCTCAGGTTCAGGCTGGGCGGCTTCAACTTTGTACTCGATACTGTCGTGACGAAGTGACTCTTCGATACCATCAAAAACGATGTCCGCGTAGTCGTTATCATCCCGACACGCTTTGAAAATGTTTTTGACGGATTCGATTGCCTCTTTGGAATCGGAGTTTCCCTCAACAGAGAACTCCAAAGGAACCAAGGCAACAACTTTGTATTTATTCTTCATGATTTTTTCTCCTTAGTTTAACAGGATGCCGCAGCATTTGTTCAGGCAGATGACACTGAACACGAGCAGCGCAATATTGTGCAGCGTGAAGGACTGCGCCAAAGCACTGATGCTCAGGATGATGAAGAGAACAAACAGGGCGGCTAAGGTTTTGAAGATGGTATAGATGATTCTGTTCATGGCGATACTCCTTTTCTTGCTCCGGTTAGCGAAGCATGTCAACGATTTTTCCGACCAACTCATCATTGGTAACGAACTGGTTGCGGCCCTTGGCACCGAGCGATACAGAGGAGTAATCCTTCATATCGGCGGCATAGCGAACCATATTCTTGTCGGCAATCGGCTGATAGCAGGACCGTTCTGTGGTCACATACACGCATTTTCCGTTCAGGATATTCATGATGTGTCCGTAGCAGCCCGTCTGCTTGCCGTTGCGCTGCATGTTTTGCAGGTTATGCGTCAGCATCAGACCGTCGTTCTCCTTCTCAGCGCTGGAGAGCATAGACAGTAGTTTTCGAGTCTTATACGCAGTGTTTGTCATAGTAAATCGCCTCATTTTTTAGAAATACTTGTAAGCAGCGTTCAGCCGCTTGTTGTAGAGTTGTAAGGTCGTCAGATTCCCGCAATAGACCTTGCTGGACGAGATAGGAACATTCACACCGGCTTCCATGTGCGAGAAGAACATCGCAAGACAATCTTCTACACTGTCGCTCGTGGTGAGTGTCTCGTATACCGGATACGAGTACCCCGCTGCCTGACTGTAGGTGGCATTGAGCTCATGGACAAAGAATTGGACCTGACCGGACACGGAACTTGCATCCAGACCCGATGCATAGCACCAGTTCAAGAGATTCGTCTTGCGGCCGTGCGTCCATTGCAGAAGCCCATAGCCTCCATCGTTCGGATTCTCGGCAGTAACGCGAAGCCCGCTCTCCATTGCCATACACCCCATCACAGCTGCAGTGCCGGCCTTAGAAAGACCTGCATCCCGCAACGCTGTATAGATGGCGTACTCATTGTCAGAAAGGTTCTGAGGCATCGTGTCCGTCACAGGTTCTTCTGCCGGTTCCTGAGCAGTCTCTGCCGTCTCGACAGAAGGCTCGGATTCGGGCTCTGTCTCGGCCACCTCCTGCTCAGGTACAGTAAGTACCGGCGCGAAAGGCGGCTGAGCGTTGAGTTCCCTAAAATGGACCTCCAACGGCGTGACATACTCGATATCAGAATCATCAGCTGGCTTTACCGGCGCAGCATACGCAGGCGTCGAGAAAAAGCAGGCTAAGCAGCCTATGATGGTGATAACGCTGAGCATGAAAGCGGTGGTCCCGGCATAGAATTTCTGTTTGTCGTTCATTTTCATTTGTGATTACTCCTTTGAATAAAAGTTCCCGCCGACAATAGCTGTTCGGCGGGATGTTATTGATGTTCGGTTGTCGGAAAAACTTCATGCTTCACGGACTACGATGGCGGTATATCCGCTGTTGGCAAGATACCGATACGCTGCATCATAGGCGTCGCTGAGCGACGGGGCTTTGACATACCCGATAAAATCGGAGCAGATAACCATGCCGGAAAAACCTGGGTTACCGGCATAGATGGCGAAGCGGGTGTTTTTCTTGGGATTGCGATTAAACATAGCGGACCTCCTTGCAGTCGCGTTCAAAAAGATAGATACGGATTTCTGAAAACAAAAAAAGCAGACCTACCACGAATGGTAAGTCTGCCTAATTTGAAAACAGAATTGTGAATGATGTACGCCCGAAAGATTCGGCTGTGTAGAATGTTATCTATCGTACAATACCAATTCTATGCCGTTCGCAAGGATACGCAAGAGAAAAACAAAAAAAGGCGAAGTCTTCCGAAAAAGACTCCGCCATGGTTTTGTGTGCGATTTTTGCATTTCAGTGTTGTTATTCACGGCACATTTCCAGCATCTTATTCTTCCTCAAGCCATTTCTTGGTGATGTTAAGAAGGCATTTTCGGAATTCAGGAGCGGGCTGCATCGGAATCGAAGACCACTGAGAATCGAGAACGACAGGGTATTCGTACTGTTTGCCGTTATGCGAAAACGGTATGAACTGAACTTCTCCGTCCACGAGCCATAGCTTTTCCGTTCTGATGGGGTCGATGTACTCCGTCAGCCAGCATTCGTGCGTGACAACGGAATCCGCCACGAAATACTTTGTCTTATCGTCCAGTATCAGTGCTGGGTTGTTATCCTCGACACAATACACTCTTCCGACGAACGGCAGGAGCATCGTCTCGGCGGCGTGTTTCGCGCTTCTCCCCTGCCGAATTTCCGATAGCAGGAAACTCGATATGAAATGCGGGATACCGATGCCGGTCAGGCAGTCATCGAGTGTGTGTCCGGTACAGATTCTCGGTGTTTCCTGGTCCTCCCCCTTCATCCGATTCGTAGGGATTTGCGGAACGACCTTGTCCGGCAAGCATCCGGTATTCGCCATGAGATGAAATAGTATCTGCATTATGGGACTTACTCCTTCGGCAGTTTCTTGCGAAACGGGTCAAGGTCTCCTGGCCTATAGACCGACTTGACATAGGATTTGATGTCGTCTTCTCCAAGGCTCTCAAAGAGATTCAGCCAGCATTCGGCTTCAATCCGCATCTCGCCGCCCATTTGATACGCTTTCTCGCACTGCACCAAATCAAACTGAAAATCGTTCTTGTAGCGGCAGTTTTCGGCTGCTTTTGCAAATTGCGTAAATGTTCTGGTATTCAAGGTTTACCTCCTTTTCTGAAAATGGAAACAAAAAAGCAGACTCTCATTTCGAGAGTCTGCTCTAAGCACATAACAGATTGTGAATCTACCGGTATGGGGAATCAGAAGATGGTATCTATCATGCACTTACTATTCTATTCGATTCGCACAACTGTGCAAGGGGGATTTTAAGATGCAGCTACGCTTTCGCCTTCGCCAATTTCTTCGCAGCTACGCTTCCTGCTCACTCGCTGGCGGCAGCTACGCTTTCGATATCGTCTGCGTTCAGGTTGATGTACTGCCACGATTGCGGAGCGCGTTTCAGGTGCAGCTGATGCAGGGATAGAGAAAGTTTGCGAACATTTGAGATGTTCCAGCCATACAGCATGCCGGTTTTGTTGCCATACTCGAACAGCGCGGCTATATCGATACAGCTTTCCCGAATAAACTTATCCGCCATACCGGACAGCTTTTCGCCGTCTGCATAGTAAGGAGACAATCCTGTCAGGCAGTTCAGCTGGTCGATGTCCTCGCAGGTAAAGGCCCCGATGATTTCCCCTGCACCGCCGTTCGCCTTCGTTTCATAGCAGAATACTGCGAACGGAAACGAGATTTCCCAAGGGCGGGATTTGCGGACTTCGAGAGTCTTTTCACCTGCTATGATTTTAGAGAGCCATTCACGCTTAATCGAAATGACGACCGCTTTGCCGTCATTTACCACAAGTGCATTTTCGAGAACCGTCACAACTCATCACTCCTCATATTCGTAGTCACAAAAGCTGTTGACCTTTCCTTCTGTCTGTTCGTATTCGGACATAAATTTTGCGACAGCCAACTCGAAGTGCCCACGGCTGATACCAGTGACATCCGAAAAATCGAGGAATGCGTGCTCAAAGTTGCTAACCATAGCCACGAGAATGTACGATTCAAGTTCCTTGGAGAATTCTTCCGGAGTGCCATCGAAATGGATGATGACATCCTTAGATTCGTCGTCAGGGTCAAGATAATTCGAAACAGCCTCATCCTTCGCACTGGAGAAGAACCCATCGACATTGTCACTCACTCGCAGTTCAGCGGAATCGCTAAGCGGTACATTCAGCCCACCTGCAGCTTCCGATTCGGCCATCAGTTGCATAACATAGTAGCGAAACATGAGGAACGCGCACACACCCGTAGGCTCAAAATTCTGAATGACCTTTTTCAGCTGCGCCTGACGGTTGTTTACGACTTTATAGTTGGCTTTCATGAAATCTCCTTCTTAAAAAGATGCTTTACAACGCATGAATATTTGATTTGCCGGGCGCATACATCAGCGGTTCGTCCGTTACTTTCAGAACGGTGCCGTCCCCTTGCCTGCACGCATACAGGATTGCTTTGAGCATCTCATAGGCAAGTTTGCTGTTGTAGGCAAGCCCTGCGTTGGAGATGCCGAAATTGCCATTCCAGCCAACCCGGAGTTTTCTCAGCTGCGGAATCAGAAGGTCACGGGCTTCCGCTATGCCGATGCCGCCCCAACGAGCGTCATGATACGCCTGCAGCTGCGGTTTGTTGTCGGTATCAGCTATATCGAGAACCTCATAGATGATGCTGAACTGTCCCATTAGGATTCTGGAATAAGCATCGAGGATGGCAGCAGCTTTTACCCAAGCACTTTCGTTCATGTCGATGCGCTTAGTATACGGGGTCTCCTTGTTCCCTGCCTCGATATCCGCTGCCGCGAGCGCAGTCTGATAGATTTCCCCTGCTGCGTTTTGCATGGTAGGCACGGGAGCCGTGACCTTGAAGTCGGTGAATATCATATATGCCTTTTCGATATCCACATCATTCACACCGTAGGCGTCACCCACCTCTTTGCAGATGGAAGAAAAATCATTGCCGTAGAATGTCTGCATTACCTGCATGACATGCAAAAACAGCTGATACTGCTTTTCGGTCATTTCGAAAATCATGGCGCACCTCCGTTACTTTATTAGCATTATACCACAAATGTGTATTCGGTACAACCATGAACGCTGATTCGTAACAAATAAGATACAAACAAAAAAGTGCCCCTAAAATCCTCGACTGAAATCGAAGATTTTAGAGGCAGTGGCGCTCATGGAAGGATTCGAACCTTCGGGCGATTTCTCACCGGCGGTTTTCTGGACCGCTGCCATCGGCCACTCGGCCACATGAGCATATGGCGCAGAGAGCGAGATTCGAACTCGCAAGCCGGGGATTGACCCGACGACGGATTAGCAATCCGTTGCCCTACCTTTGGGCGACCTCTGCAGATATGCACCCGTTTTGTTAAACAATAAAGTTGACTACCGAACTCTAAACTTTACTATCTCGTTGTGGGTGCTTGTATGACCCCTGGCAGACTCGAACTGCCGACTCCAGCTTGAGAGGCTGGCGACTTAGACCAACTTGTCGAAGGGGCCTTATGGTGTGCCGGGTAGGATTCGGACCTACGAACTGTAACAGACCTGTTTTACAGACAGTTTGCTTTGACCGCTTGCATACCGGCACATATGAGGAGGCATTAAGCCTCGTGATGCTCCCGGCTGGAATCGAACCAGCGACACATAGGGCTTCAACCTACTGCTCTACCAACTGAGCTACAGAAGCAGATGGTGACCGAAATGGGGCTTGAACCCATACTCTCAAGCGTGAAAGGCTTGCGACTTAACCAATTCGTCTATTCGGCCATATAGCCGCAATCCTGCGGCGAGGGTTTATGCGATGACGAGAATGTCATCGATTTTCGTATCGAGCATCGCGGCGAGAATCACAAGGTTGTCGATGGTAGGAAGTGCAGTGCCTGCCTGCCATTTGGCTACCGCCTGTGTGGAGACACCGAGCGTATCCGCCACATCCTTTACCTTGATGCCTGCCGCTTTTCGCAGTGCCTTGATATTGGCACCTGTTTGCTGGATATCGATGGTTGGAACGTTCATTTTCTTTCGCTGCCTTTCTGTATTGCAGGCAACAAAAAAACGCTGCCTGCCGAAATGAATCGACAAGCAGCGTTCGGAATGCAAATGCCGTCAGAAGACGCACCGCAGCCGTTCGAGGTCTGTTTTTGCCTGTCGATGGGTATAGGAAACAAAGCTGGATTCGTAGGACTCGAATTCAGATTCATAACTATACTCAGCAAACGACATAGCATTAACAGTCTTGCACAGCATCTTCGGTTGTCTCCTTTCGTTTCGTTCTGTTTACATTATACCACTTTTGTGGTTCTGGTCAATCAACTTGTGGTTGATGTTTATTCGCAGTAACCAGCACCTTCGTGGAAAACGCGGTTTGCGCCGAGTTCGTGCTTGCTCATTTACACATACTCTCCTTCCGGAAGTTTGTCTGCATCTGACAGTTCATCGACAGTCAGTTCCCTCAATGTTCCTTGGTCTGTATCCAAGCCGATGGTATATATATACACTACACGGCTATCTCGGAATACTTCGGCCGGGGTCTTGCTTTTACTGACGATTTGTTCGATTTGCTGCTCTGTTGCCGGATACAGGACCCAACGCTCTTCGCTTCGCACTTCTGTGCAGTTACAGAAATACAATTTTTCGTCCTCATCCTTGCATACGCAGAGCAGCGAAATGCCGTCATAACTCCAGAACACTTTATCGACAATAAGTTCTTTCCCGAACAAATCCTTAAAATTCAGTCCCTCAAACAAGGGCTCTCCGTGTAAACTCATATCCGCTCCTGTTTTACTTCTTCATGCCGGAACCAACTTATGGTTGAGATTTTTTGGGTTTATCTGCGCCAAAGACGCGAGGATTTGAGGAAGTGAACCTATTGGTGTGCGCTTTTTATTCTTGTGCTTGCCCATGCCTAGTCCTTCTCAAGAAAATGTTCCCACTGTGTTCTTTTGATTTGCTTGCCGCCAAAGGAGTAGTGCTTATCATAATAATCCGACATTTCTGCGGCATACTTGGCAGCGTCAACTGCGTTGGAAAACACCGTTTTGCCAATACTCTTTAATGCAACCCAGTGGACAGTGATGTTACCATCCACATCCACACCGACGCAATGCGCATCGACATAGTCATTGTTGGTCATCTCCATTTCATTGAGCTTTTTGAGCCATTTCGTTTTGACGATGTGTTCCAAGTAATCCGCATTATATTTGGGATTCGATGAAATCACAGAGAACGGTCTACCAAGCTCTTTCTCTCTCAATTCTTCCGTCTCCCGCATTTTTTCGAGCATATACCGGAAATTTTCGGGGTAGTATTTATACAGATATGCGAAATTCAAATACGAAGACATGGGGCAATACATACAACCGCAGCGCTTGTTTGTTTTGTAGTAGTTGTTGAAAATCGGCTGTGTCTTTGCCCATTCCAAAATCACATCCTCGTTAATGCCGTTTTCTGCGAGAGGGTATATCTCTAACTTTTTGGAACTCAACCGCTTGTTAAAACGGTGTTCTTCATCGGCGCAATAGCCTATGTAATGCACTACATAAAAACCGACTTCGTTCAGCCATTCGGATAGTTGCCGCTTTGCATCAAGTTTATAGTGACCGTTACACCATCTTACTTTTCTTGTTGGGAAACCGCATTTATCATACAATTCTTCCCACGTTTTCCTCGGCTTGATTCGCACAAATTGGATGCCAGCTCGCTTGCACTCCGTTTCCATATAGTCGATAACGTTATGTATAAACGGGTAGTCGATTTCGAGTTCAAAGTGAACCACGCCGTCAAGCGGGTATCTGTCCAGATTGTGCAGTATGTAATTGAGCATATACAGGCTATCTTTTCCGCCAGATACGCTTGCCCAGTATGATGGGCGCAATGCAATTGCTTTGTCTGAGTCAGTTATTGTCGGTTACCTCCGTTCTGTGATTCCACAACCCAATCGCGTCCTGTTCGTTTTTATGAGGGGTATTTATTATTTTTGGTTGGATTTCTTACAAAAATTGGCGGTCTACTAATTTATGTAAATACAATCCCTTCGTTTTTGGCAACAAACTTACATTTACCAGATGAATACGAGTTGCCGTTTGTGTCGTAATATCCATCTGCCTGACCGTTGTGCGAGCTACTGGTTCCTTGCATCACATGAGTATGCTTGCCAACAAGAAACACACAGCCGGGAAAGTTGCGTTTTGGATTTCGATATTCCGGATGATGCTCTTTTACCTTGAGTTTGTAAACGTCATCGGGATGGTTTTGACGAAACTCTTCCAAGCTGTCGGTGGTCTGTTTAATGGCTTTATGTCGATTTGTAGCAACTGCCTTATCATTAAGCGTATACACACGGCTCATATTTGCTTTATGCAGTGCTCTTCTATCATGACGGCGGAACTGTTTAAGTTCATACGGCACACGATTGTTGATGCCGCTATCGCAAACATCATTTGGTAAAACAGAACAAGCGATACAATAAGCATCGAGCCAATGGTCTTTGCTTACAC